CACGCTGCGCCGGGCGTGATCGGATGCGAGATTTCAGTGCCCGGCCACTGCCAGGTAATGCTCACGTCAAAGCTGCGCGCCTGACGCTCGATCCCGGCAGAGATTTCCACCGACTTCCAGCCGGCATAGTCGTGCTCGTCAACCGTCAGGGTGACAACGTTAGGGTCGATCATGGGTCACTCCTGTGCGATCTTCAGCGTGCCTGGCGGTACGAAACCCGGGTGGGCCAGCCGATTGCGCTGCACCATTTCCTACGCCCGGCTGGCGTCACCGAATCGGCGATAGGCCAGCACCAGCGCGGGCAAAGGCTCAGAGACCTTCATGTCCACCAGACGTACACCGGAGGCCGCCACCGCGTTGAGGTGCCTGATCAACGCCTGACGCAACGTGTTGAGCGCCAGGTAATGTTCGGGATCGGCTTTCAACGACGCTTCCCAGATGGTCGAACTCAGCGTGTCGCGCAGTTCGATGACGTCATCGGCAACCGGCACATCCACGCGTTGCAGCGCTTGCGTCACCTGCTGATCAAGCGAGGGCACCACGTTGAGCGGCGTGACCGTCGTCGCAATCGGCATGCTCGCGACGATTCTCGCCACCTTGACCAACAGCGCATCCTGAACCAGGTTGGCAGTGGCCTGAGCCGTCACACTGGTATCACGACCGCTGCCCTGGCTGACCAGATTGATACCGGACACCGCCTCTGCCTGTTGTGTGGCCTCGGAAATCACAGACCGGTAATCGACCGTTTCAACAGAAGACGCCCCACCGTTGCCGCTCGCGGAATCGCTTGCTGAACTGCCGGTGACCGAGCTGCCGGAGCTGCTGGTGCCGCTCGCTCTTCTGGCTCGTTGGCTGTCCCCGTCGAAACTGGCAAAGAACGTGGTAAACAGCGTGCTGACCGTCAACGGCGCATTGACCAGCGAATGCACCAGCGCGGTGACATCCGAATAGATCGCCATAAACGGTACGAACTGCCGCTGAATGGTCGCGAACACACCCGACAGGGCGCTGCGCAGCGCCTGAATGTTGATACGTACCGCGTCCACTGTGGCCATCACCGAGCGATAGCGCCTGAGCGCCGAATCCAGCAGGCTCTCGGACGCGCCCAGCAACTGCCGTCGCGTATTGAGCGTCGACACGGGAAACTTGAGCGGGTTGGCCGGATAGAATTTCAGGTCCAGTCGGACGAGTCCGCCTTCGTTCAGGTTGTGTGTGACGCCGCACTCGCCAACCTGAACCTGCACGCGACCCAGCCAGGGATGTACCAGCTCGCCGGCACCTTCCTGCTCCAGTGCCTGCAGCAGTCTGTCTCGCTGTTCGAAACAGTCGGGACCGACAATGAACCCCGTCAGCGTATGAACTTTCGACTGTTTGCCCAGCGACTCGAAATAAGGCTCGTCGCGCTGTGGAAACTCATGCAACTGCCCCTTGCGGCCTGCCGGGACGACGGCTTTTTCAATGAAAAAACCGACGCCCCGAAAAGACGCTGGCAGCAGGCTGTCACGCCATGTACTCATGATCCGGCTCCTGCGCCGAGGGTTCGATAACCGACGTTTGGCGATATCGTCAAACCCGGCTGGTTGGTTTGCACTTGCCCGGCACGCATGCCCGGCGGCGCGTTTTCAAAGCGAATGTTGAGCTCGCCTTCAAGTCGCGGACCGGCCCCGCCTGCGCCCTGCTGCAACAACAGGCTGCCGGGCGCCAGCGGGGTGGGTACGCCGAGCAATTGGCTGGTCGACGGCACGCCAGTGGCCTGATTGAGCAACTGCTGACTCATGCGAACGTTGTCGACGGCACCGGCCGCCAGAAATGCACCGGTCCCGCCGCCCGGCCCTGCGTTGCGTATCCGCTGTTCTTCCGCGAACTGATTGGCCTTCTCGGTTGCCCGCTGCAGGACGGTCTTATCAGTGTCGCCACCAAACCAGCTCATGATCGGTTCGATGAATGGCTTGATGTCCGCCCACAGACCTGCGAACCAGGTTTTGATCGGCTGCCAATTCTCGATGACCATGCCCAGCGGCGAAAAACTGAACAGCGTTGCCAGCACATCGGTAAACGGCTGCGCCTCGGCCTTGATGGTTTCCCATAGCCCGGCGAAGTACTCGGAGATTGGCTGCCAGTTGGCCACGACCATGCCCAACGGCGTCCAGGCGAACAGCGTCTGCAGGAAGTCGAAAAACGGGGTTGCCAGCGCCTTGATAACGTCCCAAAGCGCAGCAAAGAACTCGGACAGCGGTTGCCAGTTGGCGACGATCATACCGAGCGGCGTCCAGGCGAATACCGCCTTTAGTACGTCCCAAAGCGCCATGGCCGGCCCACGAATCGCTTCCCAGACAGCTTGAAAATAAGGCGCGACGGTCGACCAGTTGGCAATCAGAAGACCTGCCGCCAGCGCCAGGCCACGCACGATCAGGGCCAGCGGTGACAGGCCCATCACTGCGCTAAGTACGCTCATGGCGGTCGTCGCGGTCATGACCGCAACTTGCAATACACCGAACGCAATCGCAGCGGCCACCACACCCTTGATCACGCCAGGGTGTTCGGCCGCCAGCGCGGCGACCTGAGAAATCATCGGCCCGATCACGGCCATTGCTTCGTTCATCGCCGGCAGAAACATACTGCCGATGTTGATGCCCAGACGATCGACACGGTTGGTCATCTCTTTGATGGCAGTGGCCGTGGTCTGCGAGTTGTCGGCGAATTCCTTCTCGATAGTTCCGCTGTTCTGCACGCCCTCGCCGACCTTGGCCAGGTTGGACCTGAGCACATCCAGATTGGCCAGCAGTGGCGTGATAGCACCCAGCGATTCCGCGCCGAACAATTGCGTGATGACATCCGACTGCTTGCCAGGGTCAACACTGGAAACCGCCGTCAGAACCTTTTCAATGGTCCCGGACGGGTCACTCTGCATGCCTTGGGTCAGCTGGTTGACGTCGAGCTGCAACGCCTCGAACGCCCCGGCTTTCGCCGCGCCCCCTTCGGTCAACGACTGCATGAAACGCTTCATGCCGCTGGCGGCCACATCGGCCGGCACATCGACGCTGGCCAGGGTTGCGCCCATGGCCGCCAGTTGCCCGGAGGCCATCCCCGCAACCGGCCCGAGCGGGCCCATTGCAGTGACCATGGTGGCGATTTTCTTTTCCAGGTTGTTGCCGCCGAGCACGTTGATCTTCTCGGACAACGCCGCGACCTGCGGCTGAGTCATCTGAAACGATGACCGCCACGAAGCCATCATGTCGCCCGACTCGGCCGCCGTCTGATCGAATGCGACACCCATTTTCACGGCATCGCTGGCAAACCCGGTCAGTTCTTCACGCGGTACATTGGCCTTGGCACCGGCAGCAACAATCGCCGCGATGCCATTGGCGCTTTCCGGCAGCCGTTCACTGAGGTCCAGAATATCGGACCCCATCTGCTGGAACTGCTGCGGTGTTTCAAAGCTTACCGAGCGTTTCACGCCGGCCATGCTGGTCTCGAAACCGATCGCTGCCTTCACCCCGGCAATCAAAGGCCCCGCCAAAGCGTTGTCCGTGACTGCCTTGCCAAGGTCTATGGCCCCCAGACTGGTCTCGAGGCCTTTGACATTGTTGCGGATAGTTGCCAGCGTTGGAGACAGCTGGTCGACGCCGGTAATCAGCGTTCTGATAGTGTCTGCCATCACTCCCCCTGCAGGATCTGGTTGATGCGTTGCGCCTGCAAGATCGATTCGGTGATGACGTCCAGCTCCCTGGACATCATCAGTTCGGGATCGGTCTTCCAGAAGTACGCGAGGTCGTAAACGACGGCGATCAGTCCTTCAAGGTTGCTGATGCCGCTGCCATGAAAAAACTCGCGACCTTCCAACTCAACGTGTTGATGTCGCACAGATCCATCTGATTGACCGACGAGGGCGGGATGCCGGCGCAGACGGCGATGTATTTCGCCGCCACGTCCAGATCCAGGGAAACTTCCTCGTTCTTGTCGATCCTGTACGGCAGAGCCTTGATGGCCCGCGCTTCCTGCGCCGTAGGGCGCCGGAAGGTCAGTTGCGAAAGGGTTTCGCCGTGCGCTTCGATCGGGCTCGCCAGGTCGATGACTTCACTCATTGCCAGCTCCCCTGATTGCCGTCGAATTGCAGTTCGATGGTGCCGTCGTCAGCCTTGCTGCTCGGCTCATCGACCAGGTAGGCGCCGGACAGGACGTAGGTCTTGCCGTTCTTGAATTCACAGGTGATGGTCATGTCCACACCGGTAGTGAGCAGCTTGAGCGGCAGATCCGCGGTATGCACGGCGGTGAGTTTCAACCAGGCGGCCTTTTCGGTTTCCTTGTAGTAACCAGGCACGACGGTCTCGCGCTTGATGTTCATCAGAGGCGCTTCGCCGCCGCCGCTGATAGTCAATTGGGTGCCATCCACTTTGATGTAGCAGGTACCCGCAACTTTCTGACCCATGTTGTTTATCTCCAGAATGAAAAAACCCGCACGAGGCGGGCTTGAAAGGGTTGGTTAGGCTTATGCCGCTTCGTCGTACTGCAAGCGGAACTGGTTGAGCAGCGCGAACACGCGCAGGCCGTTGATGTAGTCAGGCGGGAACATCACGTTCACGCGGCTTGGGTCATTGCTATCACGCTCGACAATCAGGTGCTGGGCGAACGTTTCGGCGTTCTCCACATGACCCTCTTCTTCAAGACGTGCGTATTGCGCAATCAACTCGCCACGGATGGTGCTCGGCGTGATGATCGGCTGGCCGGCACCGAAGCGCGTGCCATCGTTGGCCAGCTTATGGCGACCGTACTTGCTGGTGATGATGCCTTGCAGACGACGGATGATGAACGCCGACTGGTGCATGGTTTCACTGTCCAGGTACGAGTTGTCAGCCTGGCCGTAAGCGTTCTTCTGGTAGGTGGTGATCGAACGCTGAATGCGTACGTAACCGCCTTCGTAGTACGCCGTGGCGATGCCGTAACGCAGCAGCGACTCACGCTCGGTCAGGGTGAAACGCTGACTGGCCGGAGCCGGATCGATACCAGGCATGGTGCCGCTCTGGGTCGGACGGCTGGCGTCGGCAGAAATGAACACCGCCGTGCGCGCAGCCAGGGCAGCGGCCTGCAGCCAGACCGGTTGCGGCACACCGTTTTCGACACCCTGCAGGGTGATGTGCTGATCGTTGCGCAGTTGACCTGCGGCCACCAGCGTACCGACCGTGCCGCGCTTGGCGCTGTAAACGTGGCCGTACAACTGACGCGCCCAGCTCCAGCGACCGGTGCTATCATCCATTGCCGCTTTCCAGGCATCCAGCGTGGCGGTGTCGGTCCAGGGCATGCAGATGAACTCGAACGGTTCATCGCCCAGCGCAGCCAGTGCCTTGAGCTGATCAGGCGTACCTACGCCACCAGTCATGGCGGTGACTGCCGCCGTCAGGCCGGCAGGAATGACTTCGCCATTGGTCTTGCCCTGGCGATTGAATTCCAGCTGGATGTCATTGCCGCTTGCCCCGCTCCATTTGCAGGAAAGGGTCAGCACACCCGCTTCGACAGCCGCGGTGATCGGCAGATCAGGTGTGGCGTTGATTTTCACCGACAGTGCCGTGGCCGCCTGGGCAGCGGTTGCGCCGTTAACGACAGTGGCCTGCACTCGCATGCCGCCGACATACAGATTCAGCAAACCGGCTTCGGTCGCCGCCCCGCTGAGGGTGACTTTCGCGCCGGCCTTGGCGCCTTCGGTATTGAGCAGCGGCAGGCACCAGACTTCGCCGGTGGGGTCCGCCTTGCGCCAGGTTTCATACATCGAGGCCAGCATGGAGCCCTGACCGCCGATGTTTTTCGCCAGCGCCACGCTTGGCACCAGCACCAGAGAACCCAGTTCGGGGCCGGACACATCGTCGTTGACCTGCGCAACGATCAGTCGACGCATGCTGGCCGACGCGCTGTTGGCGGCCGAATTGTCCATCTCCGCATAAAACAGCGGCACGCGAACATCGGATGGAATGTTGTTAAAGCTGATAGCCATTGTTTGGCTTCCTCTTGGTTAAGCCGTGAAGGCTTGATGGGTGGTGGTGGATTGCTCGGTTTGAAGGGTGATATCGCCGTCGTTCTGACGACGCTGCCACCAGGCGTTGAAGGTCACCTGCCGACCTTCGACGGGCAGCAAATCGCCCGCCTCCGGATCCGGCACAGTGCGGCCCTCGGCCGGTACTACAGTGATGCGTTGAGTCATGGGGTTACCTCTATTGTGAATTTCGCTTCGATACGGCCATCAGGGCCGGGGGATTTCAGGTTCGGATCTGCGGGGTCAACGCAGTCCATCTCGAGGGTGGCGCCGGTAAATCCGGGCAAACCGTCCAGATACGCTTCATGCCAGGTCTCGGCAGGCTGATCGGAGGTGTTGCGGCCCAGTTGAAACTGCGCTGCAAACCCGAAGCGATACGTCACCCGGTCGCCGCTGATCTGCACCAGCGCGCCACCGGTGTACTGCATCGCGTCGTAATCTTGATCCGGGTTCCAGCCCACCAGCGCTCGCCACAACTCAGCGCGCAGGGTGTGCAGTTGCTCACTGGCTTCCTGCCCGCGCTTATCACCGCCATCGAGCACCACCACGACATCGATCGTGTCGGTGATGTTCTGGCGAATGACGTTCTGCAAATCGTTGGCGGTGGACTGATCGCCAGTGGCAATCACGTACGCCGACGGGTGGGCGAGCTGATCACCGAGGGCGACCGCCGCCCAGTCGATACCGGCACTGATTCGCCCGGCAAAGCTCGGGCAGGTCGCCTGCAAGTGGGCAACTATCGGGGTTATCTTCATGAGGGGTTCCGCGTGTGTTGAAGGTTGATTGCGGCGTGGGAAACGCCTACTGGTTCGCCTTGCCCAACGCCTCATCAGCCTTGTCTGCAGCACGGCTGGCCGTGTGAGCGGTCTGATTGGCAATTGATGCAGCACTTTCGACCTTGTCTGCCGCCTGGGTGGTGGTTTCGGCCAGCCTGTCCAGGCACCGGTCGCGCTTGCCCAGCGCTGCGTCGTAGGCATTGCGAACCTCGGCCAGCTGCTGCGTATGCTCGGCATTCGCCGACCACTGCCCGGCCTGAAAACCGAGCATCAGGCAGCCAGCGATCAGCAGCACGGAAATCAGCCAGACCTCCAGACGCCGCCACCAATGGCGAGCGATGAAATCAATTGCGCATCTGTGCATCGTTTGCACCTCCGAGTTGGGATCGCAGCCGGGCTATTTCGGCGCTTTGCGTGGTGACCTTGTCGGTGAGTTGAACGATGTGGCTGGTCAGGGCTTCGATCTTGCCCTCCATCCGCCCAACCGCTGCGGCGAGCTCGTTGCGCTCCTTGGCGAACTAATCAGCCCGCGCTTCGGCTTCCTTGCGCGCCTGGCGCTCGGAGTCGAGCAGCTCATTGAGGCGGCGCACCGTACCGATGTCCGCGTTGTCCATCGCCCGGTCTGTTGCATCTCTGGAAAGAAACTTGCGCAGCCAAAGAAAGCCGCCAAGCAGAATTGTGCCCGTGCCGCCCAGCCAGGTAGCTGTGCCTGGGCCTAGGTCGGTTGGGTCCATTGGTGCTCCGTAATAGGGTGGTGGACTCTCAAGGCCCTCGAAAATCGAAAGCCTGAATAAACTGGAAAGAGCCCCTTGATGCGGGGCTCCGTTGTTGGGTCAGAACGGAATGACTTGCACCGTCATGCCTGTGCATAACCCCACAGGGCAATGCGCTCGGCAAAGTATGGTGTGACCAGTGCGACGGTCTCCGCCTGATTGCTGGCCTCCAGGCTCATCTTTTCGCCATCGGTGCCTGGCCCTGTGACCCACAGTGTCACTGGCACTTTTTCCGCCTTCGCTTTATCGAGCAGGTTTTTCAGCGCGGTGCGACCGGCAGCCGTTGGCGGAATCCCTGTTTCGCCGATAAATGCGGCCATTTTGTTGGTCTTGGCATAGGTCAGAAACGGACCCACGATTTCATCGCGCAGAACGGTCGGCGAGATCAGGTCGTTGTTATTGGCGTAGGCACCGCTGGAGCTTTTATCGTAATCGCCGTAAGCATGGGCTTCCCAGACAATTGCATTGGCCGGGTCGACGATCTTCGACTGAAGGTTGGCAGAGACGGTGGCCCAGTTTCTGGCGCTTGCAAACTCAAGCCCACAAATGAACACCGGCTTTTTCGAGCTGTTGCGCAACGCCTGCAGCACGGTATTCATCGTGCTGATGTACAGTGCCTCAAGAGCAGGGAACGTAATGTAGTCCTTGGCACCCACCGTAGTATTCGAATACGGCTCGTTACCCAACCCCCAGCCCAGCACCATTGGATCGTCGCATTCGGTGACCAGCTTCTGGTGAAAGTTGGCCAGGTGAACGGCGCTCCAGAAAGTGCCGTTGACACCGTTCCCATCCTTGATCAATACCGACTCGGTTGCCTTCCAGCCGTTCTGATTACCGGCCTCCGCGGCAGGAAGAATGCGCCCGGTCAGGTTCCCGTTTGCATCGGTTTCGTAGCGATTCAAACGCATGTAGTGGTGCGGATCAGGAATGATTCTGGCCTCGCCATTAGAGTCTTCACGAATCCAGCCAAGCATTTCTTTCCAGCGCTTCACGAAGTCGGTATTCAGGTTCGCCCCTTGACCTGGCAGGCCGTCCAGAGTCGACAGCTGAATAGCGCGCTGAAGTTCGAACGGGAAACGGATCAGACGCACGCCCCGGTTCTTGACCCAGGTAGTGATGGTTCCACGATTGGGCCACTGATAATGAGTCCCTGCCTCGCCAGGCACGATCTGCCCGGCGTTAGCCACTGAACCCAGGTTGATACCTACCAGCGGAATATTCTTGAGCTGGCTGACAGCAGAACTGCTATTGGACATGATTAATACCTCTGGTTAGCACCGCGAGGCAGCAACGACGCTGCTGTACCTCTGTCGCTCAACGACGATAACTCGAGGCTCGCGGCCTTCACATGATTCAACGTTCCGCAGCGGGAACATTTGATCTGGAGCTCTGTGTACTCACCCATGCGGGCCAGCAGCTTCTTGCACTGCCCGCATCGAAAGTCCTTCAACATTTGCACTGGCCTCCGTGTGCCTGACCCAATGAAAAACCCCGCCGAGGCGGGGTTTGAGATGGGTCGCGAGTGACCGGTTGTGGCTGTTGTTCAGCCTGTTTCCGGCTGCTGCCCTGAGGCGCAAATCGCATATCGTGGGACCTTTTTACCCCCCTCCGGAAAGGCTGGGAAGGGGCAGTTTCGGGGTGGGTCGAGTTTGACCGGAGTTCAACACGAGTTCGGCCACAGCTGTGCAATCGACCCGGATAAACGGCGTGAAACCGTGTCTTCATTTACCCTTGCGCAGCCTTGTCGGCGACGGCGTTGTTGCTTCTGGAAGCGCTGCGCTCAGCGAGAATTGCCAGCACTTGCTGGTGAAGCTTGTTGATCCAGTTGCGATAGGTGCGGTCTGCGCCTTCATTGATGCCCACCAGACGCATCTGCTCGCGCACCGGCAACGACTCGACATAACGCAATGTCGCCAGTTGGGCCAGTTCAGGCCCGCGGCTCTTTGCAGGGCTGCGCGAAAGCTGCGCCACAGCCGCCTCGACTTCGCTGCTTATATAGTCCAGGCCGCTGCCATTACCCACCAGTGCGCGCGAGCCGGGTGTGCGACGCGGAATGTACGCGCCCCATTCCATGATCCCGGCCATCGGGCTGCTCAGTCCGCCGCCCAGGCCAATGCGCATGCGCTGTTCCCCCCAATGCTGCATTACGGCTTCTATTTTCTCGATCATCGTGTCTCTCCTGTAGGACCTTTCTGAAACGCTGCGCAGCGTCTTTCGCTGCGCAGAACCAAGGCCTTAAAATACATTCTGTATTTTTATGACACAACGAAGCATTACATTATGTATATTGCTCAACACCCTACAGCCTGTATGATTCGACGCATGAACAGAAAATGGTATGAAGTCGCAAGACAGGTCATGGAAACCCAGCAGATCAGCCAGGAAGAGATGGCTGAGCGGATGGGCGTGACGCCCGGCGCGGTAGGGCATTGGCTGAATGGCAAGCGTGAGCCGAAGATCGAGGTCATCAATCGGTTCCTGACCGAGCTCGGCCTGCCGATTCTCACCACCTCCATTCCGGCCAGCGAGCCCGGCATGCACAACGTGGAGCCCACGGTGCAGCCCTCGCGTTTCTATCGCTATCCGGTCATCAGCTGGGTAGAGGCCGGTGGCTGGAGTGAAGCCGTCGAGCCCTACCCTGCCGGCTATTCGGACACCTTCGAGATCAGCGACTATAAAGCCAAGGGCAGAGCCTTCTGGCTGGTGGTCCGTGGCGATTCGATGACCGCACCCGCAGGCCAGAGCATTCCTGAAGGCATGTTGATTCTGGTCGACACCGGAGTCGAGCCCACTGCCGGCAAGCTGGTGATCGCCAAACTGCCGGAAAGTAACGAGGCCACGTTCAAAAAACTGGTCGAAGACGCCGGACGCTACTTTCTCAAGCCGCTGAACCCCGCCTACCCGACCCTTGCGGTGACCGAGGAGTGCAAACTGATCGGTGTCATCAGGCAGATGACGATGCGTCTCTGACCCGGCATGCCACGTCCAAGCCCCGAGAACCGGGGCTTTTTCATGCGCCACTGTTTCGTCCCGGGCAGGTGTCCGTGTAGGAAACATTTGTAGCTTGCGTGAGAAACACCCCTCAATTACTGTATGCACATACAGTAAAAAGGAGTTCACTCATGCTCAAGCAGTTCCCCGACACCTCGCAACATGACGCTTACCTGGCCTTGGCACAGCGCATTCAGGACGCTATCACCAGTGACAAGGCGCAGATCGAGCATCAGGTCCTGCTGATCAGGGAGCCTGGCGAATCGGTGGCTCACTGGGAGCGCATCATGGATCAGATCAGCGAGGCCGAAGGTATCAGCGTCACCCGCAACCCTGAAAACGGCACTGCTCGCGTGTCCTGGTACATTGATTCCCTGTGAGACGAACAATACAAATCGTATTTAAAATACAAACTGTATTGTCACGACGCGCTACATATCGTATTGTTTGTCTGCACCCCATCTCGGGAGTCCTCACATGCAAACCACAGGGAGTCATGGAATGAACGAAATACTGGATCAACTTCGCAAAGAATTCGCCACGCCGTGCCCTTCGCTGAGCGCCGTCAGAGAGCGTTATTTTTCGCACCTGTCGAGCGACAGAAATCTGCTGCGCAAGATCAACGCAGGACGCATCGACTTGAAGGTCAGCCGCACAGGCGGCAGTCGTCAGGGTCACCCCTTCGTGTACCTGCATGACCTGGCCAACTATCTGAGCGCCATCGTGACCAACAGGGCTGCCTGAGGTCAAAAAAGCACCGCCGCAGCGCGATAATGTTCATCAAACTTTGCAGCCATGAAAAATCTTGCTACGTTTCCGGTACAAAACAAAAACAATCGGGATCCGTTCATGACCAAGACATCGAGGCGCTGGCCCTTCGCGGCCTGCCTGTTATCGGTTGCCTGCGGCACCGCTGCTGCCGCGCCCTATTCGACCATGGTGGTGTTCGGTGACAGTCTGGCCGATGCCGGGCAGTTTCCGGATACCGCAGGGCCCAGGGGCTCTACGCTAAGGTTCACCAATCGTGTCGGCCCCACGTATCAGGACGGCAGCGGTGAAGTGTTCAATCTGAACTCATCGACGCTGATTGGCAGAATGCTCGGTGTTCCGGCAGGAGATCTGGCGGCCTCCACGTCGCCAGTCAATGCTGCGCTGGGTGCCCCGGATGGCAATAACTGGGCAGTCGGCGGCTATCGGACCGACCAGATTCTTGAGTCGATCAACTCGCAATCCACCGTTGTCGACCCGAACACCGGCACACTGCTGCGCAGCCGGACCGGCTACCTGCCCGCAAACGGTTTTCGCGCCGACCCCAATGCGCTTTATTACCTGACCGGAGGCGGCAACGACTTCCTGCAGGGTCGCGTGGTGAGTGCCAGCAGCGCAGCGCAAGCCGCCAATCAGCTGGCTGACAGCGCGCAAGCCCTGCAACAGGCCGGTGCGCGCTACATCATGGTCTGGTTGCTGCCGGATATCGGTAAAACGCCAGCCTTGAGCGGTTCGCCACTGGCTTCGGCAACTTCCGCACTCAGCACGGGCTTCAATCAGCAGCTGGTCAGCCGACTGGCGCAGATCAATGCCCAGATCATTCCACTGAATGTTCCATTGCTGATCAATGAAGTCCTCGCTGAACCGGCACGCTTCGGGTTCGATCCCAACGAGAACCTGGTCAGTACCTGCTTCAGCGGCAATAGCTGCCGGGAAAGCACCACCAACGGCAGGTCCAGTGCGACGCCGAATCCGAACCGGCTGTTCTTCAACGATCGCGTGCACCCGACCGAGGCCGGACAGAGGTTGCTGGCCGACTACGCCTACTCGCTGCTTTCGGCCCCTTGGGAAGTCTCCCTGCTGCCGGAAATGGCCAATGGCACGCTGCGGATGCATCAGGACGAGATTCGCGCGCAGTGGCTGAGCGACTGGGGCAACTGGCAAGGTGTCGGCCAGTGGCAGAGCGTGCTTGCGGCGGGTGGTCAGAAAATGGACTTCGACGCGCAGGACAGCTCGGCCGATGCTGATGGAAGAGGCTACAACCTGACCATAGGCGGCAGCTACCGATTTGCCGAAAACTGGCGCACTGGCGTTGTTGCCGGAGCGTATCGGCAGAATCTTGAGGCAGGCCCCAGGGACTCGGACTACAAACTCAACAGCTACATCGCCACCGCGTTTCTGCAGTATCAGGCCAACCATTGGTGGGGTGATCTGGCGGTTTCAGGCGGCAAGCTGGACTACGAAAATGCCGAGCGCAAGTTCGCACTGGGGGTCAGCGAGGGTCAGGAAAAAGGCGATACCGACGGTGAGATGTGGGCGGCCAGCGGTCGAGTCGGCTTCGACATCGCGGGGGCTTCCAGCCGCTGGCATCTGTCGCCTTTTGTCAGCGCCGACTACGCGCACATCGATGTCGATGGCTACTCGGAAAAAGGTGATCGCTCGACGGCACTGACCTTCAGCGACCAGACCCGCAAGTCGCGGCGTGCAGGCGTGGGTGTGCAGGGCAAGTTCCAGGTGACACCGAGCACACAGGTATGGGGAGAAGTTGCCCATGAACGGGAGTTCGAGACCGATCAGCAGAACGTGACCATGGCGCTCAACAGCGTCCAGTCAGTGGGTTTCACGCTGGAAGGTTACACACCGCAACGCGACCTGAATCGGGCAACGCTGGGCGTCAGCCAGAAGCTGACCCAAGACCTGACACTGCGCGGCAACTACAACTGGCGCAAGAACGACGACGTGACCCAGCAAGGCGTGAATGTTGCGTTGAGTATGAGTTTCTAGAGAGTCCGCCGGGCAGCCTCACTATCGTGCGTGGCGCTTTTTCAGGGTTTCACTATCGTGCGACGCTCCGCGTCGCATGCCTTTCTGGACGCTCTGCGTCCTATCCTGAGAACTGCGGCGCGGCGCAAATCTGTGACGCGGAGCGTCACCCAAGGCATTCCCACGCTGGTGAACTGCCCCCAAGAAGTTGGACACCAATCCGACCTCACGGGGGTGTTCAAATGGGTAAGTATTCAGAGCAGTTCAAGCTCACTGTCGTCAAAGCGTATCTTGAAGACAACATGGGCTTTCGTATGGTAGCCCGCCAGTTCTCGATCGATTTCAGCCTGCTTCGACGCTGGGTCGCTAACTACAAGAGTCATGGTCACACCGGCCATCGC